CACTACTTTAGACATCCATAATCCGAGATCAAAAGAATTAGTTCAAAAATGCACAAGAGGCACCTCACACAAGGTTCTTGAACTTGACCTTTAACCCAAATAAGTTCTGATTGCTTTCACTCCTCTTCCTTTTCTCATATATTAAATCGCTAAGTGTACTTGGGCACTTTACCATATGCATATAGAAAGACGGACCAAAAACTTCAAAATAATCTTTAATGAAGCTATCAAAAAATTTGTTTGATATTGCAGAGTCAAATATGAGTCTCGGCTCTGTGGGTTCCTTGTATGCCAGCAGCCATGACAAGTCTTCCTGCTCCATTTCCTGGAACATCAAGGGCACCAGCAATTCTGTTTTTGAATCTTCACTCGAGCACTGAGATGATGTGTCTGAGTCAAACGGCATTAGCTCTGCAAAGAATTCCGCATCTTCCTGAGTGAAGCACTGCATTGCTATGGAACTCATTGTTGCCTTTATTTCTATGTCATTCAGCTCTTTGTTCACCTCACTCTCGACATTCTCTACTGGGTCATTGTAAATGGAATCCAGATTTGGCAGCCTGTTTCTTCCCTGAAGCCTTCTTCTCAGTGTGTTGGATGCCCATGACTCTAGATTTGGGTCTCTTAATATCTCATCCTCTAGATACTTGGTTACAACAGGAGTGCTGGCTAGCCAGTGGGCAGTCAGCTCATCTGAGCAATTGTTGACGTCACTGTGCTCATCTAGCCTGCCTAGATCACTTGGTCTGACTCTGAAGCTAAGAATTGTATATTGTCTTCCACATTCTTTGTTTATGAGTCGTATCTTGTCAAAGCTGCTGATCTGCAGCTCCATGGATTTGTATGACATTTCTGGTGAGTTCTTCATGTCTTTAAATCTAACATAGCAGCTATCTAGGTTTTTTAGCTTGGTCATTCTTTTCACTTTGAAATTCCACATTTGTTTGTTTGGAGTTATGTCATAAACCATTGTAAGCCCTATTTCTCTGCAAAATGTTTTTATTGTGTCTGACATCTTTCTAAGGTGATCTTCACTTTCAACAACGATTTCCTTGACAGATTGATCCCTTATTTTTATTATGATCTTACAGCCTTCCATTGAGCCTGAGTACTCTCCTTCTCCGACATAAGCACCATTAACAAAGCTCTGAACGACTGTGAACCTGCCTATTATGCCCATTGAATACCTCTGTATTAAGCCAGGAATTATCTGAAGTAGATTGCCTTTGTCCTTCTTGAGCTTCACAAATTTTATCAGAATTGCTAATGCCATTTGATTCTTTGTGAGGTTGTATATACTATTTGTCATGTCTGTGCTGGCAAACATGTCAGTGCTTGTTTCTAGTATTGATTCCACAAATTTGACTTTGTCTGGCACTCTGGGTGCCCTGAGACATCTCCACACTCTCTCAGTCAGAATCCTCATTGAGTGATCAGTGTCCTCAACACTATCTGTTCTTATGTAATTAAGCTTTTGACCCTTCCACTGGCAATTCTCTATCATGGACTTGACTATCTCCATAGTAGAAGAGACAATGTTGCTTGGAGCATAAGTCAGAACTGTCTTCTTCTTACTAGAGACAGACAAAAGATAATTCCTTAATGACACGTGGGTGTTGAATGGCGACTTTTCCAGAGTTTCCTCTACGGTGTCAGATAGCCACTCAAACTTAGATGAGTAATGCTCCCAGACAACATTATGACTGTGCACTGTGCCTCTAACCTCAGGGAGTGAGAACCATTTCCTTTGACAAGCTTGAAACAAAGTTACTGTCTGTAAAAGATTGTTTGTCAGTATGTCAAGCTTATTGGCCACAGATCTCTTATTCTGATAAGTGCTTAGTGAGCTTGACTGATAGACTTTGAGTAGTGATAGCACATTGTCATAGAAGTTGCTGTATGGGAACAGCCATTTGTACTCATCAAGTGACGAAGATTTCATTGATTTTGCTAACTCAAAGAATGTGCTATGCTCATGTACAGGGTTCATCATCCCCTTTGAACTCATGACTACTTTATCCTGCAATATATAGGCAGAAGCTGCATGTAATCTTGAGTCAGTTTGGAATGCCATACTCTCTGATAGAGATGGATCGGCAGCTCTGAGCTGCAGCTCCATCAATGCATCCTCAGTTCCTCTTACATCTCTGTACAAGTTTATCACATTATCATCAAAATGCTGCTTTATTAATGACTCTTTAATGTCTAGCTTCTTTTTAAAAGCAAAGTATTTCTTTGACTGACCAAATGATATATATGTTCTCACAGTGGGCTTCCCTTCCTTTGTGTGCTCAAACATCTCATTCTCGTACAAACCCAGATGCAGGTTCCTAAATCTTCTGTCATTGCAAGCTAGGTACGTGGCAAAATCATTACCAAACATGCCAACACAGAGAGGGTGCTCGACTATGAAGAACCCTAATGATGGATGAGGAGACTCAAACAGCATTGTTTTGTAGTCATCAAATTTTGTGTTGGTCATCAAACCCAATGTTTTGTAATGTGCAGACAATTGGCATATTTGTGAAACTTGACAAACCATTATGTTGCCTCCATGCTCGAAGAGATTCTTTCTCAAGTTTGAGAAGGTGGAAAATCTGTCATCCATTTTGGATGCTGGATGAGTTCTGATGCTTGATGCTGTGAATTTTATCATGGGTGTCAGAAGCGTGTTTTTGCAATACCAAATAGAATTAAATTCCTCTATGCTTGAATGACATGATGTGGAGCTTTTCTCCCTGCTCTGTTTACAACACATTAGTGGGTACAGTAACTCTTTTGTTTCAGTACATATCGATAGTAGATACTGCACGTTTTTAGGAAGCGCTGGTATTGACCCATCTTTGTCTTTGCTTTCTTTCTCAAATATAGCGGTGACAATGCAAGAAGAGTCATCAGAAGACACCTTTGTTGTTACAACCACTTCAAACTCGCGCTTTCTGAGTCTGTACCTGTTCATGAGTACTGCAGAAATATACCTTTTGGTGTAATCTTCCCACACGTACATGAACCCCGAGTGAAGAAGGCTAGAGGTAAAGTGCAGGATCCCTTGCATCATATTGGATCTGTTGTTCAGCATTCTTCCTTTGTGGCTAAGCAAATCTCTATTCTCTGACAGGTTCATGTACTGCCTCTTCATTTCATTCATTCCCTCATCAAATCCATAAACATCTGGATGTTTTTCATACAGGTCCAGAAGCTGATGAGGCAGTTCAAGCTTTTTGTTTGTCACCAAGTTTAGTACAAACATCACTGGCTCTATGAACTCATCTGGTAGAATTCTGCTAAGGAAACAGCCAAAGACAGGCATGACAAACCGTTGGGCCCATGTTGTTGCATCATCGGAATTTATCACTGTGGTCGAATGTCTAGAAGGCCTAAGGTGAGTCAGCACTTCACTAAAATGTTTGTCTGACCTTGACAATTTTCCCTTTCCTTTTGTTAGCATTTCATTGTCCAGCTCCTCACCAACTCTCCTGCATATACTCTCAACAAAGTGTATCACTATCCTGCATCTAAACTCCAAGACAAATATCTCTCTGACACCACCAATCTGCAGCTTTTTGAAGAGATTGGATACAATGCCCCCATACTCTGACTGTATCTGTTTGGCAAGCGTGCCAATTTGTTTCATGGGCAAACTATCATAACCCTCTCTCATGTGCTTTATGCAAGCCTCAAGGCAGGTGATTCGTTCGTTTTCTTTGGATTCTTTAATGTGCTCAACCCTCGTTAGATCACCAGTGGCAGACTTCTTCATGGTTGCCATCTTTAATATGTCTCTAGTTAACAATCTTTTGGAGCACTTGTCCTTTATCCAATCTTTGCAATTACCATGTTTCTGATCAAGAATGTTGCGTATCTTATCTCCTATGTGGCATACGTACTTGGCATTGAATTCATGAGTTATGAGCTGATCCGGATCTTTTGATGTGTATCCCATGTTCTCTTTCTTCGCTCTCCTCATTGCTAACTCTTCTGAGACAACCTTTGAGAATATCTTTAAAAAGCCATGCATTTCCTTTGAGTCTTCCTTATTGTGTAGAACGCCGAAATACGAAAGATTCAAAGCAATCTCGAACTTCCCAACTTCTTGACCAGAGACCCACGATAGTATCCTGCAGTCCTTATCCATTGATTTGTTGAAATCAGCCAGATCGAACTCATCTGTACATATGTAGTTCTTTGTAGGTTTCATATTTATCAGGCACCCAATCACTTTCTTTCTCATCCAGACGCATAGCCTGCTTCTGGAGAAATGTTCCCATTTGTTCAATATTTTCAGAGGGTCATAATTTATTTTGTTGTCCATGGCACACTCCATATAAGCATATCTTATTTGCTGAACCTCCTTGCTTGTTTGTTCTTTGCCCTCTAACCAGAAAAGCAAACTGGCTAAGAAGTGTTCTTTGCACTCTTGCTTCATTTTAAATGTGGAAAAGGATGAGAGATAGTTTTCATGTAAACTCAACCACATCGACATAAGGACTGTCATCTTCTCTCTAATGTACAAATAGTGAGTAATTGAGTGTTGATTCAAGCTCACAAATTCCGAGATATAAGCATCGCCGAAAGAGTATAGCGTTTTGAACGGAAGGTCAAATTTTTCCAAAATATCCTCTTTCTTTACGAGTACAGAGTAAAATATTTGTCCATCAGGCTTTGTGGGCTTTATTAACAGTGCAATCTTTATTCTTGGCAAAACCTTGAGTATGAATTCACCTGAATTACAGTATTGCTGTCTGGAGATGTTGACCTCCTGAACTATATAATCTAATGTGTCAAGTGCAACTCCTAAGTTTGTGTTGGCAAAAGATTCATAAAAAGATCTGCTTTCTGATGTAAACTTGTTATACACAGATGGATCGCATGTCAGCTCTAAGGCTCTATCATACAAGTCCAACGGGTCTTCTATAAAAGGATTGACTCTCTCTGTGAACTTGAAATCACTGATAAAATTGGTGATGTCATCAGTCCAACAGGAAGATACAAAACCTTTTGATTTTTCGTCAATCAGAGATTGAACAACAGCATCCCCTTTGTACCTCTTTGATTCAATTCCCACTGTAGCTAGCTTTGCCTCGTCTTCCAGAGATACTTTGCTTTTCACCCTGAAGTGTTTGGCTCTGCGCTTCTTCTTTACAAAACCATCAGTGTCATGATCAATTGCTTCTGGGTAAACTGAATCTGTGTTTCTCGAGGCCCAGTTCAGACATGAGATCCACAATCTTGAGTGGGCTCTATCAGAAGTTATATTTAGAGAACAAATCTCATGCAAAGACTGGTGAGGATCAAAGTTCTCTCTGGTCTTAGCCACTAAAAGTGGTGCCTGAACGACTGCTTTGCTGTCATTTCTATTTGTGTTGTGATGTGAGTCATGGGCCTTCCAGTACTCATTTGCTTTGTGGGTTGACTCGAGGTCATATTCTCTATCAATTTCATCAGGGGTCTTGTCTTTGAATCTCTTTATTGCCTCATTGATTTTCCCAACACTCTTCTTGATTGCACTGGTAATTTGTCTGCCAGCCTCTTGTTCTGCTTCTCTCTCGGAAATCTCACTCCAATGCTTTAACAATGCCTTGCTTATGACTGGGGTTTCTGCTTGTTCAGGTACACTCAACAACTTCATATTTGAAAACATTTGCTTCTCGTCTTCACACAGTTCACCATCATCATCATAGGACCACCCAGAGGACCTGGCTCTGAGTTTCAACTTGGTTGCCACTCTTACAAGCATTGAAAGGTAGGCCTTTGTAATCTTACTCATTATCAGATTGGTAGAGACTTTATTCGGGCTCACAATGCAGTGCTGAAAGACCCCTTTCCTTCCTGCAATCTTGCACCTCTCAAAGAATTCATCTTTGTAGGTTTCATCAATCTCCAATTTCCTGAAATCATGTCTTTTGTCGTCCACTGTAGTTTTCACTTCCAGAAGCCGCACTGTATCAGAGCTCATGTCTATAAAGTCTGGAGTTAGGTAATCTGCAGGTGTGGACCTTTTACATATGGTTTTGAGTGAAGAATCTTGTTCGACTCCTGGCCTGAGCTTTTGGCAGACAAGGTCGTGAGCCAAGTGCATTAGGTCCTTGTCTGTAAGTAAACCAGTTGGGTGAAGTTCAGTGAATTCTTTGAGAGTCTGACCATCAAAAGTGAAGTGCAGCTTATCGTCTCTGAGCACACATGTCACGCTGTTGTAGTTGATCTCTTCTAAGCTCATGTTTGTAAGTATTTTTCTCTTTTTAATGAATTCTTATTTTTATAGTGTTAGTT